TCAAAACTTTGTCTTTGTGTTCCTATGTTCTTCATACCGTTGGGATAATTTGTTGATACTTCTAGAACATTTTGACAAGCGGATTCAAAATTAAAACTACCGTTTTGAATTTCATTATAAAATTGATTCAAAATTTTTGGCACATTTTGATAACCTTCATTTACTTTTTCGATAACAGGTTTGAGTCTTGTTCCAGCTTTTGTAGTCGACAAATTTATAGTTTCAATTGTTGATCTAATAAGTTGTTGTAAGTCTCCTGCTGGTTTAGAACCAGGCACAATACCACCCAACAAACTAAGTATAGAATTAACACTAGCCCTTAACAACTCGTCTTCTGTTAATTGTGCTCGAGCAATGTCTTCTAAAGTCTCTGGTCGTCCTCTGAGGTATTCTATGTCCTTTGAACTCAATTGTGAAACTAGTTTTTCTGTACCTGAAATTTTCACTGTATATGAACCAGTATTTTTGTTGAACTCGGCCAGATTAGATATAAGTAATTTATCCTCTTCCGTCACATTCATAAAATTGAATTGTGATGATATTGCATTAAGTTTACCCATAGCTAAAGCACTTTTTTGTAACGATTCAACACTTTGACCTGTGATTTGTGCTATATCTCTCAAATCTCTTTTGGCCTGAGAAAATAGTTTTACTTCCCCAGTTTGTTTATCTAGATATGTGAACTGGGCGGTCATTTTAGTTAAACCATTGTATAATCCTTCAACATCTTCTTGTGCTAAATAGAGTAATCTCATTGGGTCTGCTAAGTCTCCTACCGCAACACCCATTCTTTGAAAACCTGCGACCGCTTCTATTGCCCCTTCGGGTGAAAAAACTTTATCCGCGAAGTTAAAAATTTCGAACATATCTGTTCGTAAGGAAACCGCTTTCGCTGCCATTCTAGATAGACCTTCCACCCCGTCCTTGAAACCGAATTTGTTTAGATTTCCCAAATTTTGTTGTACTTGTGAAAATACTGCGTTAGTATTTGCACCGACCACCCTTGCGATATTTGCGGTTTGTTGCATCCTGTCTCTTATTAATGTTGATTGTATTCCAGCATTTTCAAAATCCAAAACAACACTACCCATTTCAGTAGATGCGATACTCATCGCTTTTCCCGCCGTGAACAAATTAGCAGCGGTCTCCGATGTTAAAATTTTGTTAGTTCCAAATGCTTCTGATACTTTTTGTTGTATATTGAATGCATCTTGGAATGTACCACCTAAGGCTGTAATAACAGGTATTGAACTAACAAATTCTTTTCTTAAACTGGCTACCGCGGCTCGTGTCCTTCCAAATGTTTGTGCTAGTTCAGCATCTCTCAACATTACTTCGACCATAAGTTCTCCAGAGACTCTTCTTAATTCATTCGGTAAATCTTCAAATCCTTTCTTGATTTGTTCTTTAACCTGTTTAAAATAAGTGGTAAAATCTAATTGTTCGTCCATATGTTCTAACTATAGCGTTCTTAACCTATAAATATTAGAATAGAACTTTTACGTCGATGATATTTTATCAAGTAACCTTTTTCTCCAAAAAATTGGCATATTTAAATAATCTGCGTAAGATATATTACACCTTTGATTTAAAAGAAAAAATTCGTCTACTTGATAAGCTCTATAATCAGAAGAAAACACGAAAAAATTCAGCCCCAAAGGTGATTTCTACATCGACCTTACTTCCTGACGGGGCTGTAATTGTTCTTTTTAGGTCAATTTTTGGTTCATTTTCATCCAAAAAATTTCTAATGAATTTTGAATCCATAATTGGTAAAGTATCAATAAATTTGGCTATTGTTTGGTTTTGGTTGTCACCATTAATTGACACGATTTGTTTTTGTAATCTCCAAGTAACTTTGGGTGCAACACGTCCTTGTGGATATGTATCAGCTTGACGATTGATCTCTGTTATTTCTTTGAACAATAGTGGTCGGATTGTTACTGATGTTTGTGACTTGGGGAGTGTTATTGTCCAACTTCCATTTTCGTCAGGTTCAACGTTTGGTTTTCTGAATTCTAATTCATCCAATCCTATAACCGCTTTGAATGGTTTTCCACTTTGTGGATCCACACTTTGTATACTATATTCGTGACCAAAAGATGTATTTCTTAAAAATATAAGAATTGCTTCAAGATCACCATTGATCATATCATCAGGTCTCAGATCTGGTTCGTATACCTTAGACCTCAATAGATTTATGATCAAATCATCGGAATTTGTAGCCATTAATAAATTTTCGTCATTAGCTGTGAGATACCCGACTTTAACTGATTTTTTTTTGTTTGGATAAAACTTACCTCCACTGGGTAGTTTTACGATATCGTGTGGTAGAGAAAAGTTATCTTGACCATACTTAATTAAGTTTTCGTCCATAAGTTAGTAAATATTATAATTAATAGTTTCTAAAATTAATTAGTCAATAAAAAAATCCCGTATATTTTGTATACGGGATTTAATTTTAAAGATTTTGTTGTAAAAAAATATTAATACACTAATATACAGCGATCTGGTTGAATTGTGACTGCTAATGTTGCAAGACCATCCTGACCATATTGTGCCTGATTCCAAGCTGACTTTGTTATGAAACATGAATCTAAAATCCATTTTTCTACAACCACACCTGTTGGATCAAGCATTTCTAAATCTAGATTCTTTTTATATCCAGCGGCATAACCCATACGGCCAGTTACTGATTCGGCGTGTAGACGAACCCACTCCATAAGAGCTTGTGTGGCTGAAGGACCAATAGGATCTCTAAATGTAATAGTCATTGCATTCCACTTAAAACGACCAGCCACAAACGTTGAAGTATTAAGGAAAGGAATTTCCGTAGATCCAATATCAATTGAAGGTCTATCAGTTGATTCAACATACCATTCGTTAATACCTAACGTTGAATCAAATCTTAGTATAAATCGGTTTACCCTTTTCGGTTCGTACGGAACGGGCATTTTCATTAGTAAATCAGCCATAATTTTTTTCTTGTTTTTTGTTTATAAATATTAGCTTGTAAATTTTTTTCTATTTACTTTTATTTTTAATCTGATAATTTGTATATGAATTTGGTTTTAGTTCTTAAAAAAAGGTTATATGTTCTTTTAGAAGTTCTTAATTAATTACTTATTTGAATTTTTTTCTATTTACTTTTATTTTTAATCTGGTAATTTGTATATGAATTTGGTTTTAGTTCTTGAAAAAAGGTTATATGTTCTTTAAGAAGTTCTTATTAAATTTCTTGTTTAATTTTTACTGACAATTTGTATTAATATTTTACTTTAGTTCCTGATGAAGTATCGTAAGTCTTTAAAAGAGGTTCTTTAATAAATTCTTGTTTGATTTTTTCTAAATTCTTTACATCATCATCTGAAAATCCAATTGTAGGTAAAAATCTATTACTTATTTCATCTTTCAAATAGAGTTTCTTCTTTAACTTCTTTGCATGTTGTTTTACATAATTAATGAATTCTCTAAGAGCTTTTACTTTGAGTTCTTCAGGACTAGATGCACTTCCTTCATCTCCAAAAGAAACAGGATAATACTTGTTCATATCTAAATAATAATTAATTAGGTCTTTGGAATTAACTGGTCCTTCTTTAGTAATCTTTCTGTACTTCTTTAAGTTCTTAATAAGTAAATCTTTGTTTATACCCTTATGATTTTGTATGATCATATTATAAATAGCTTCTCTGATTGTTCTTGGGTTATGTCCTCTAGCAGTTATAATTGAAAATATTGATCCGTTGTTGATAGCTTCAATGAAATCAGACCAAGCAGGTCCTGGTTTAGCAACCATAGCATCCAACAAAAATTTTCTATCACCAGAAGTTCTGAAATTACGAAAAGGATCATCAGCATATCCAACGATTTTACTACCTTCGTAGTCAAAATCTTCCACACCTATCTTCGAACGAAACTTTGCAAAATCCTCTGTTGACATACCAACTTCATTACCCCCCTCATCAACAAGTATAATTTTAGTGGGCATTTGAAGAATATTATCATCCCAATCAAAAGCGTAATACTTCAAATCGGGGGTTCCGAATGCATCGAAACCCTCCGAAATGATAGTACGTTTGATTGTTTTTAAAGCCATTTAAGATTAGATATTTTCAAAGGAAGCACCTGTTGGTGTTATCAAGAATTCAATGTCAATAAATTCTAAAGCTTTAGTAGGTTTGAGGTAGATTTTACCTGTTAGGGTGTTCCTATCTAAATCCTCAGGAGAACTACTTACAGTCACTCTGAAGTCATAAAGTCCTCTGTCCCTTCTAATGGCATCCAAAATAGGATTGACGCTGTCTAAGAAGTCCTGACGTACCTTGGCATCGTTCTGTTCAAACAACAACCTAACAGCTACTGCGGAGATAAGTTTTCTAGCTTGTAGTAACAATCTTCTGACATTAATTCTGTTCAAGGCTGTATCAGCAATTTGAAGAGTTTTGTTACCCCAAATCACAGTACCAACATCAGAGAACGTAGCAATTGGATTGATACGACCTTGGTACAAAGTATCTCTATCTTCTTGCGTAAGTTTCTTACGTGCTTTAATTGCGTTGACTAAACCACGAGTGTAACCTGCAGTTGCAAACCAAGGGAAAGAAATATTATCGGTAAGTGCTAAGTTTCTACAAACTTCGTTTGTTGGTGGAATGTAAATCTGTGTGTTATTTACAGTATCTCTTACCAAGATCCAAGGGTAATAGGTCGCTGTGTAATTGGAATCAATTCCAACCTGATCTAAATTATCTACCGCTTCGGTTGGGTAAATTAAGTTGTCAGTATTAGTTGGTAAAAAGACGTTACAGTCTGGAGTTGTTACGATGTAGATAGAATCAGCTCTTTGATATGTTACCATTGAAATAGCATCTTCAACGAGATTCGAATTATTTACATAATCAATACCCGGTGTAGCGAACACATTTATATTTGTAGATTCAGGATTATTGAAAGTACTAATACCTAACAAGTAAGCATAATAATCCGTATTTGTGTAATCTGTAAAATTCGAGATACTAATAGGTTTGAAGGCACCCCAACCTGTTGCATTTGGGTATCTAGTTGACGGACAAGCCCCTCTTTGATAACCTGAACCACCTAAAATAAATTGGTCACCGTTTGTTCTGTATTCACGATAGATATCCCAACCATCATAACCTTTTTGTACCAAGAAAGTAAACTTACGAGCTTGGATTTGATAATAAGGGTTCGAGGGAGAATCTGGATCAGATTGGAAAGAAGCATTACCGCATTGGAACATAGGAGTTCCAGCTGTAGGTCCAAAAACAATTTGTACAACAGTTGCTCCTGAATCCATATGGAAACCTTTACTTATTACATTCCAAGGTTGACCTTCAGCTAATGGGTTTGAAATCCAATTTGATGGTGTTTGTTTACCTTTGTATG